AAAGCCCAAAGCATGGTGCAATTGTAAAAGGTAAGGTTAATTATATTTATGGCAAAGGTTTTGCGGATGTTCCGAAAGTTGCCAATGTTGAGGGTGAAACTTGGAATCAAATTTTAAAGCGCTCTATATTAGATGATGAGCTTCATGGTGGCTTTTATTTGCAAATTGTTTACAATGCGTTAAAGCAAATCGCCGGAGTATATCACATTGAGTTCCAAAAAGTAAGGGTTTCAAAAGATTTGAAATGCTTTTATGTTAAAGATGATTGGAGCAAGAGTGAATTTAGAGAGACTGCAAGAGAGTACAAAGCATTCAATCCAAATGAGCCAAATGGCGCGCAAATTTTATTTGTAAAGCAGTACAATCCAAAGAGTGATATTTATCCTCTTCCTTCATATTTCCAAGGGCTTAATTACATCGAGAGTGATATCCAAGTGAGCCGACATATATTAGGTAATGCAAAGAAAAACTTTGTGGCCACCAAATTGATTAATTTCAATAATGGCTTACCAGGTGAGGAGGAGCAAGAGGAAGTTGAGAGAGATTTAAAGAATAAGTTCGCTAATCCGGAAGGTGACCGCGTAGTAATTGCATTTAACCCATCAAAGGAAAATGCAGTCGATATTGTTGATCTAGGACAAACCAATTTAACAAAAGAGGATTTCACTAATGTTAACAATCTAATCCAACAAGAGATTTTCTCTTGTCATCAAGTTACAAGCCCGATGTTATTTGGTATCAAAACCGAAGGACAATTGGGTGGCCGCAGCGAGATTCGTGATGCTTATCAAATATTTCAAAATACATATGTCAACGAGCGCCAACAACAACACGAAGTAACTTTCAATAAGTTAATGAAATTGGCCGGCATCGTTGGTGAGTTTGAGATTGTTCCGGTTGAGCCATTAAGCTTTGAGTTTAGCGAGGCCATTATGAGCGCCAATATGACACGCAATGAAATCCGCGAGAAGTTAGGCCTTGCACCGGATAGCGTGGCACCTCAAGGCGGTAATGTACCTCCAACGGGTAGTGAGCCAATAGCGGCTGCAAATGATAGCATTAAGAATTTAAGCGGAAGGCAATATCAAAATGTTATGCGTATCGTTCGCCAATTCGGAAGCGGTAAGATTAACAAGCAACAAGCGGCATTGATGTTAAAGAGTGGATTTGGTTTTAGCGATGATGATGTCAATACCTTCCTGGGTGTTGATGATGATCCTAAAACCGAAGAGGCCTTTGCTGACATGCAAGATGATTTGTTGTTAAGTGAATTTAGCGCATGCGGTGACAATTGCAATGATTTTGAAGTAATTGAGACTCACGAAGCTAAAAACTTTGAGCAATTTGCGGATGCCGAGATTGACACGATCAAAGCAAATGTCCTTGATTTGATAAGCAAAAATAAGCTTATCACTCCGGAGAACATTGGCACCATCTTAAATAAAAGCGTTGCCGAGGTTAATCTTACAATTGAAGCTTTAAAAACGGAAGGATATTTAAAAATAATCGGGAGAGATTTAAGCATCTTAAACCCAAAGTATAAACCTCAAGAGAGTGTGCTTACAAAGCCACTTCGCAAAATTGCGGGAGGTGATAAAGCAACCACAACCGAGGTGCTTTTGCGTTACACATATGCCGGTCCAAGGGATGATAAAAACCGACCATTTTGTGCGCGCTTATTACAACTAGCGGAGACAAAGCTTTGGAGCCGTTCCGATATAGAGAATATTTCCGAGCGTTTAGGCTATTCAGTATTTGATAGGAGAGGCGGTTGGTTTACTCAACCAAATGGAGTTCACCGCCCTTATTGCAGACATCGTTGGCAAGTAAAAATTGTAACTAGAAAAAAATAATTTTATGAGTTTAAATATACTTTTTATTAATGAGGAGCTTATCAAAAGTCGCACGGCAATAAGCACGGGCATCGATGGTAAGCAAATTTTACCGGTTATCAAGTTGGCTCAAGATAAATTTTTATTGCCGGCACTTGGTACATCTTTATTTCGTAGGTTACAAGATGGGGTTGAAAATAACGATTTAAGCACGGATGAAAAATCTTTGCTTAATGATTATGTAACGGATTGCCTTTTATGGTTCACACTTGCCGAGATGGTGATGGCAACATCGTTCCAATTTTTTAGCAAAGGATTAATGCAGAAAACTGCGGAGGAAAGCAACTCACCAAGTAAGGGCCAATTGGAATTATTACAAAGGTCTTACATGAGCAATGGTGAGTTTTACAAGACAAGATTAATTGATTATCTTCGTGAAAACTCCGAGTTGTTTGAGCAATACTTAAATTATGGTAGCGGATTTGATATCATTGCGCCACAAATTAAAGCATACACTTCGCCTATATTTTTAGGCAGAAGAGGAGCAACACGAAGAGTAAGTAATTTAGATTATCCTCATGAAAATACGCAGTTATAAAAGGGAGTTTTTAGACAAAGTAAAACAAAAATTCAATGACTTACAACCAGGTAATAAGTACAATAAGGACTCTCCTAGAATCGCATGCGCAAATAAAGAGCGTAAAAAATGCGACACCAAGAGAGTGGTTGTTTGTAAATGACCAACCAATTTACCCGATTGCTTGCTTTGCAATCAATAGCGGATCATTGAATGTTGGGCGTGAACAAGTCTATAATGTTACGCTTTGGTTTTTAGACAAGGCGGGCATGGAGGCCGAGTTTGAGCCGGATGTTGCATCCGATCAATTACAAATCGGAGCGGACATAATTAGCAAAATGAGGAACGGAGCAAATAATTACATCCTTGATCCTAATATAAGTTACAATTTTATATTGGATAAGTTTGAAGATTATTTGAGTGGTATTGAGATAACCTTTAACATGACAACAGTATCGGAGTTTGATGCTTGCGATATGCCATTAAATTAAAAAATTATAAATATGAGTTGCAATAGTTCAACGGGTGATTTAAGGCCCGCACAATACAATGTTCAATTATGGCGCAATGATTCATGGGCGCAAACATTCGCCATCACGGCAAATGATGTGGCAGTTGATTTAAGCGGATCAACTATCTTGATACAAGTTAGGACCAAGCCTACATCAACGGATGTGGTGTTGAGTCTTGTAACCGGTACAAGCATCACAATTGGTGGCGCCGGTAAAAACGAGATTACATTAAATAAGATAGTGGACATTGCCGCCGGAAGTTATGTTTATGACATGAATGTCACCTTCCCAAGTGGCCTTGTCAAAACATATATTTGGGGAACTTTTTTAGTACAGGAGGACATAACAAGAGTATAATAAAATGAGTACAATAATAACACCAAGCGAAGAGCAAATAAACATAGTAGTTAATGATGAAAAAATTAGTATCAATGTAGAGAGTGGCGATGTTATTGTAAATGTAACCGAGAATATTGTTGAAGTATCAACAGTTAATGGAGGTTATCCATTGCCAACAACCGTATATTCAGTATTCGGAAGGACCGGAAATATAATTGCGGTTGATGGTGATTATGACCTTGGCGAACTTGGTGATGTAACATTAGTAAGCACTACCAACGGAGATGTATTATCATATGATGGAACTAAATGGATTAATAAAGCAGTAACAGGAACGGGAACGGTAACGAGTGTTGACATGAGCGTACCGGTTGGCCTTCAAGTTAGTGGCAATCCAATTAGTACCGTTGGAACGCTAGCAGTTAATTTTGCTTCCGGTTATTCTTTGCCAACAACTGCAAAGCAAACAACCTGGGATGCGGCCTATAATGACTCAATCGTAAGTGCAAGCGTAAGCGGTACAACGACAAAGACATTAACTTTAAACCAACAAGATGGAGGCACCATCACCGCATCATGGACCGACATTGATACCAATTTGGTAACAAGTGTTAACGGATATGTTGGAACGGTTGTATTAACAACAACCGACATTGCGGAAGGAACAAGATTATATTATACCGAGACAAGAGTTTCAAATAATGTGGATGTGGCAGCAAATACGGCTGCAAGACATTCAGCGGTGACAATAGGCACTGCTAATGGGTTAAGCTTGGCATCTCAAGTGTTAAGTCTGGCATTAGCATCGGCATCAACAACCGGCGCTTTAAGTAGCACGGATTGGGTTAAATTTAATACGGCTTATAACGATTCAATAGTTAGTGCAAATGTAAGTGGTACAACTACCAAAACATTGACATTAACGCAACAAGATGCGGGAACAATCACGGCATCATGGACCGATCTTGCAGCAAGCGGAACGGTAACGAGCGTTGGCGCATCGGTTCCGGCCGGACTTACAATAAGTGGATCTCCCATCGTTTCGGCGGGAGTATTAGCATTTGGATTAGATACGGGTTACACAATTCCATTAAGCACTCAATTGGTGCCATCGGGAGGTACTGCGGGGCAATTGCTTACAAAAAATAGTGCAACGAATTATGACACGGCGTGGATGGATAATTACGCGGATTGGACCGAGCAAATAAGAGATACAGTTAAAGCATCGGTTGCAATAAATAAAGGGCAAGCCGTTTACATAAGTGGGGCCAATGGGACAAATCAATTGGTTTCTTTGGCATCAAATACAACCGAGCCATTATCAAGCAAAACACTTGGTTTGGCTATGCAAAATTTGGCGATTAATGGCATCGGGGCAATCATTACGGAAGGATTATTAGGAGGATTGAATACATCAACGGCAACTGCGGGCGATCCGGTGTGGCTTGGGGTGAGTGGTAATTTAATATATGGATTAGCAAATAAGCCCGTTGCACCGGCGCATTTAGTGTATATCGGAGTAGTTACAAGAGTCAATTCAAACAATGGAGAGATTTATGTTAAGATACAAAACGGCTTTGAATTACAAGAGTTACATAATGTACTTATCTCAAGTGTTGCAAATAACGAAGGTTTATTTTATGAGACTGCGACAACCTTATGGAAAAATAAAAGCATCGCAACAGTATTGGGATATACACCAATCTCATTAACAAGTTTAAGCGGAGTGTCTCCATTAAGTTATAACAATACAACCGGAGCATTTAGCATAGCGCAAGCAACTACATCGGCAAATGGTTATTTATCAAGCACGGATTGGAATACTTTTAATGGCAAGCAATCGGCATTGAGCGGAACGGGTTTTGTTAAAATTAGCGGAACGACAATAAGCTATGATAATAGTACATATTATTTAGCATCTAATCCAAGTGCATACATTGCCTTAACAGGATTGAGTGCAACGGCTCCATTGTCTTATAACAATACAACGGGAGGATTTACAATAAGCCAAGCGGGTGTGAGTGGTGATGGTTATTTAAGCTCAACCGATTGGAACACATTCAATAATAAGCAAGCATCCGGAAGCTACATCACCGCATTGAGTGGTGAGGCAACTGCGAGCGGCCCAGGATCGGCGGCGGTGACATTAAGTACATCGGCCGTAACGGGTAAACTTTTAACCGGTGTTAATATTACCGGAGGATCAATAAGTGCAACCGACTCAATATTAGTTGCATTTGGTAAGATTCAAAACCAAATCAATGGAGTATTAGGTGGCGCAATTTATCAAAGCGTTTGGAACGCATCAACAAACACGCCAACGCTTACAAGTAGTACAGGAACAAAAGGATATTATTACATCGTAAGTGTTGCGGGATCAACAAACCTTGATGGCATTACCGATTGGAAAGTGGGTGATTGGGCCATCTTTAATGGCGCCACATGGGATAAGGTTGATAACACGGATGCCGTAAGTTCAGTAAATGGATATACCGGTGCGGTAAGTTTGACAACATCCGACATCACCGAAGGCTCAAGATTATATTATACCGAAGGAAGAGTAAGCGCAAACACGGATGTGGCTGCCAATACGGCGGCAAGACACGCGGCGGTAACCATTGGCACGGCAAATGGGTTGAGTTTAAGCACTCAAGCTTTAAGCCTGGGGCTTGCATCAACAAGCGCAACCGGTGCTTTAAGTAGTACCGATTGGAACACATTCAATCTTAAGCAAGCGGCTTTAAGTGGCACGGGCTTTGTAAAGATTAGCGGATCAACTATAAGTTATGATAATAGTACTTATTATTTAGCATCTAATCCGACCGCTTATATTTCTTTACTTGCTTTAAGTTCAAGTGCAACAGGGTTAACATATACCAACACAACGGGAGTATTTAGTTTTACGGCGGGTTATTCAATCCCAACTAATGCAAGCCAAACGCAATGGGATACTGCTTATTCAAATAGGATTTCAACATTAAATGGATTAACCGCAGCAACTCAAAACTTTTCAACGGGGATGAGTGGAACGGATTTTAATATTTCAAGTACAACGGCAACACATACTTTTAATATCCCATCCGCATCCGCAACGGCAAGAGGTTTGCTTTCAAATACTGATTGGACAACATTTAATAATAAGCAAAATGCTTTAACTAATCCTGTGTTAGCAAGTGGAAGTTGGACATCGGGATATTTACCTAAAATAAATGGTACATATACAATAGGGAATAGTATTGTTCAAGACAATAGTACACATATTGATATTGGTGGATATGCTTTCTTTACAAGATTCGGTAAACAAACAATTATTAACCCAAATGTTGGGGGAGGTAATGTTGTTGCAGATTTTGGTGTTGGTAGTGGAATGGGGCTAACTTTTACAACTGATATTGAAAAAATGCGTTTAACAAGTGCAGGTGATATGTGGTTAACAGGTCGTTCTACTACTGCAAATTTTCAAGCAGTATTTTATAATGCTAATGACCAATTTGCTATCAATGCTACAAATACAAGTACAGGTAAAACAATTAATTTTAATCCTTCTAATACTTTTACCGCTTTATCAATTACATCCACAGGAGCTGCTACATTTAGTACAGCAAGTGGAGCAACTTTAACGGCAGATATTTTAACTGTAAGAGGTGGTGGTTCAAGTGGTGCTTTTGGCTTTAAAGTTGAAGCTAACAATGGAGAAGATATTTTCTACACAAATAACCTAAATTATAATATTATTGCCAATCCCATTAGTGGAAATTTTGGTATAGGTACTGTTAGCCCCCGTTCGGTTTTGGAAGTTGTAAGTGGGAGTGCAAATACAAATGGTGATACACCGGGAGTTGTTTCAGTAGTTGGACCAAACAAAACGAGTACATCTAATACAGCTAATATTTTAATTACAACTAACGATGCTTTTGGTATAAATATTGGTGCGTCAATTGGGTTTGGTGCAAGAGCGGTGGGTAATACTCAAGGTGCATATTTAGCTGGTATTTCTGGAAGAAAAGAGAACGCTAATAGTGGAGATTATGCGGGGTATTTACAATTCATAACTCGTAATGCAGCAGCAACTTCGGCTGAATGGATGAGAATTACAAGCACAGGAAAAGTTCTTATTGGAACAACAACACCCGATTCATACTTGCTAGATGTTAATGGTACAGGAAGGTTTAGTTCAACATTAGAAGCAAATAGTACGATTAAAGTTACAAGTGCTAGTACAACAGGAACTAATATAAATATTGTAAATACAAGTAGTGGGGGATATAATTGGAATATATTTAGTGAAGGTAGTGATGCTATTAAAGGTCCTGTTGGTTCTTTGATTTTTAGGGATAGCAATAATGGAGTAAGTAGAATGCTTATTACAAGTGGAGGAGAAATGTGGTTAGGTTATACTACTGACCAAGGTGCTTATTTATTACAAGTAAATGGTAGCGTTTTAGCTTCTGCTTATTATGAAAGTTCGGATATTAGATTAAAAAATATTTTAACTACAAGTCAATCAAATAACTTTGGTGCTATATCGTTTAATTGGAAAGATGCTAGAGATAATAAAACGCATTGGGGATATTCAGCACAAGATGTTTTAAAGTTTATTCCGGATGCAATAGAAACAAATAAAGATGGTATGATGACTGTTAATTATAACGAAGCACATACTTGGAAAATTGCACAATTAGAGCAAGAGATTAAAGAATTAAAAGCTAAAATGAATTAATATGGCTACAACTTGGGATGGTACGGCTACAAATCAAGGCATAACTAGAACGGCAATGAATAACTTTTGGGCTAGTAATACCAATAGTAATTATCCTTGGTGTGATGGTTGTACATTACCGGATAATTCACTTCAATTAATTACAAAGGCTTATTTTTTAGCCAATTATTATTATGCCGGACCGGGCAATTATTTAATAAATACCGCTAAATCAAGTTTACAAGTTTTGGTTAAAAGTGATATAGGGATACAAATAAATTTATATACTATTGTTCCAAGTCCTGTATTCGTTGCTACTGTTTATTTAAATTCAACTTTAACATTGGCTTATACAAATGCCGCACAAACAACATTATATAACGGATTAGGAATTGAAAGGTTTACCGATAGTATATTACAACAATGTCCTTATGCAGAAATAACTATCAGTACAGTAGGTGTGGTTACTAATATAAATTTTAACTATTGTTAAAAAATAATATATTTGCTAAAATTATAATTTTATGAAGTATTCAAATTTATTAAACCTAGTCGCACAAATGGAGGCGATCATAGGTAACCAGGAAACAAAAGTACAAAAGAAACTATTTAAAATCTTTGAAAAGGTTAAGCCTAGCTATGAAGCGTATCAATCCAAAAAGGATGAATTACGCCTTGATAATGCAAGCGCCAATGATAAAGGGATTTTAAATGTAACGGAAAAGGGTGATTACCAATTTACAAAGGAAGGCATTAAAAAGCTTACGAGCGACATTAAAGCTTTAAATGATGAGGAGTTCGCTTTTGAGAAGATTAACATCGTTAATCCTCAAGGGCTTGAAAACTTTATCTTCCTTGAAGATTGGACCAATGGAATCGAATTTATTAAACAAGATGAAGAGGAACTTTAACACATGACACAGGATAGCAGCCAAGCGCTTATTAACACAACGGTTTCGATAACCGCAGCAAGTATCACAATCACTCAAGCGCAACCATTGGTCACAATGGTAGCGGGCTTGGTTGCTATCATTTCGGGTATTTTAGCAATCGTATATTACATTAAGCAAATCCGTAAGTTATAATGAGGAATCTTATAGTAATTATTTTAATAGCGGTAGTCATTTTTTTATTGATGACAAAGCCTACTTATACTAAAAATGAAATAGTATTAAAAACTGACACAATTTTTAATATTAAGACATTGACTAAATATAAAAAAGGTGATTCAATCCCTTATAAAGTAATTTTACAAGATTCAATTTATATCCCAATATACGACACAATTCGTATTATTAACGACTATTCACAGATAAAAGAGTATAATGATACAATACGAATGGATTCAAATACATTCTATATCCATGACACAATTACAAAAAATAAGATAATAGGGAGGGGATTTGAAGCAACACTACGAGAAAAAACTATATATATAACAAAGACTATTAAGCCAAAAACGGAATTATTGATTGGAGGCGAATTAAGGAACTTTAATAATGTTTTAGGTGCTAGTATAGGAATAGGGTTAAAAGTGCCAAATAAGGGGCTAATGTTGCTTAATTATGGCACTCAAGGTTATTCAGTAGGATTTTATAAAAAATTGTTTTAAAATATGATACCGATTAAATTTAAAGAGTTTGCCTCCAACCCTATCGTTGGAACATTGTTTGTGGTTTTAATAGCTATTGGCTATTTATACATTGATGTACGATCAACCTTCCAGGGCCAAGCTAAAAACCAAGATGTAAAGATTGAGAAATTAGAGACAAGACTTGATGTGGTTACAAATGCATTACGCAGATGTGATTCGAGCTTGGCGGCCGCAAGTACCAAACTTTCAACTTTGGAGCAATTAGGTAAAATTCAAAAGATAAACTAATGAAATATTTATTTATTTTATTCTTATTTGGTTGCGGAGTGCAAGCTCAAAAGGTTGACAAGGATATTGAGTTTGAAGAGTTAATGAAGCAAGTAGATGCAACCAATGCAAAATCTGCAACAGTTGTTGCAAATGCAACTAAAAAGGAAAAGCAATTAGTTGCAAATGCAGTTGCAACCATTACCCAAATGAAGAGCGAAATTAGTGAACTTAAAAATGGTATTGTGCAAATAAGAATTGACACTATTTTTATCCATGATACAGTCCTAATAAAAGAGAAAAAGAACTTTTGGGGTAAGACTAAAACTGATACAACTAATTAAGATGAAGCAATTTTTTACCGAAGATAATGGAAGGTTATCTATGAAGCGTTTATGTGGTTTGATGTGCGTTGTAGCGTTATGCATTACAATGTATCATAACTCATTTAGCGAATTAAGTAAAGCACCTAGTGAGGCATTAGTGTATGCAGTTGCAACATTGGCATTTGGATGCCTAGGATTAACAACCGCAGAGAAAATATTTAAAAAAGATTAATATGAAAATATCCGAACATTTAGATTTAAGCGAAGTAATCCGAAGTGAAACCGCAAAGAGACATGGCATCTCAAATATGCCAATTGATGCGCATATTGAAAACTTTAAATTGCTAGCTGAAAATGTATTTGAAAAGGTAAGGAATCATTTCCGTTGCCCTATTCATATCAGTTCCGGATATAGATCAAAGGAACTTAATGCTTGCACACCTGGGGCATCACCCACCTCTCAACATAGCACAGGCGAAGCAATCGACATTGACATGGATGGGAGTGCAAACGGCGTTACCAACACAATGGTATTTAATTACATCAAGGATAATTTAGAATTTGATCAATTGATTTGGGAGTTTGGAACAAGTGCAAATCCGGATTGGGTTCATGTATCTTATGAGAGTACCGGTAAGCAAAGAAAACAAATCTTAAAAGCTACAAGAGTAAACGGCAAAGCTCATTACCAAACATATAAGTAAAAAAGAACGGCCCCCAAAGACATCAAATCTTGAGAGCCGTGTTAGTAGATGGGGGAACGAAATATGTTATAGTTTCATAACTAATTTTTGATACTCTTCCTTAATATTACAATCAGTCTCAAGCATATTATTTGTTGATCTAATCGCCGAGATTACTGTTGTATGATCACGATTAAAGGCAATACCAATCTCATCCAATGTAAGCAATGTGTTTGATCTCAAGATATGCATCGTTAATAATCTTGGAATTACAATCTCATTTTTCCTACTCTTCGACTTAATTTGGTCCATTGAGATATTAAATTGCTCGCAAGTGTTTGCGATTACATTATCGATATACTTCAATACTTTCTTTTTTGGCATTGTCTTAAAGCCAATCTTTGCTTTCTTAATTCCCGGCATTATCATGTAGTTCATTTTTGTTAATTTTAATCTCATCAAATTTACCCATTAATTCCGATATTTTTATTTGAGATTTAAAAAAGTTATAACTTGATAGGTCGTTTTGAAGCAAGTGAGTAAGCTTGCCAACCATATCTATTTTCTCAATAATTGTTAACTCAATCCATTCTTTGTGGTTTGGCATCTCCTTTGATTTTATAAATGAAAAATAATGTTACATAAAGCAAGCACGCTAATGGTACCGCTAATAAGAAAAACTTTAATAGTGATAAAATTGCTCTAATCATAATTAAATATTTTGTAAAAAAGCCGTGATTAAAAATGCGGTGATTAAAATAACGACCGCTTGAAAATTGTGGTTTTGTTGCTTATTCATGTTAGTTGATTTGATTATATAATTTGAAAACTATCTAATTCAAAATAATCGTATCCAAATTGCTTTGATATTTCATATTCAAAAAATTCTCTATCTTCATTAGTATCAATTTTTTTTAATATTGAAAATGCAATAGTATGGATGATAAATGTATCTCTTACCATATCCCAAGTTTCTTGGTTTTTTTTCATTATCCAACCACTTATTTTGTGAGGGTAAGAATTTTTAATTTCAATAGTTGACATGTTTATTTGTTTTGATTAGAAACCAAAGCTATGTTATTTTAATTTAATAAAAAAATATTTTTAATATATTTTTTTAAAGTGCCTTAAAGTAAAGTCTTTTTTGAGTTGGACCATATTAAAAATACGCTCCTCAATACCTCCAACGGTGAATATCCAAAACACTTTTGAGGCTATTGTCCGGTCCTTTGTCTGCATCCTTGCCCTTGATTGCCAATAGCTTACCGCTGAAAAATCAATATTATACATGACAAGCGCATCGGCCGTGCTTAAATTTATGCCCTCCCTCCCGCTTTGCACCTGGCTTATGAATACCGCATCGCCTCCGGCCTTATTGAACTCTTGCGGATCATCAAAGCTATTTTTAAAAGTTGCCTTTAAAAGCAACCCTTCCGCTATGTACTTATAAAAGATGGCAATCTTTTGATCCTTAAATCTCTCTTTAATAAAATTGGCTTTTGTGTCATCAAAGATAATTGCATTGCCATCATCCTTTTTAACCGTTCCGCTACATATTTGATGGACCTTTTGCATCTCTTTAACCGCCGTGTCGGCAACGACAATCTCGCCATCCTTTGTCCTAAATAATTTGTCCTTGGTAATCTTATCAATGGCCCATTTGACCTTATCACTCATTGGCACATACAAGATGGCCTCTTGCACTAATGATTCAAATCCGGCCTCCTGTTGCGTATATGTCAAAAACAAATGGTTTATCTCGCATTCAATCAACTCCGTTTTGACATGTGAATAATCAGCAAGCTCACGATTAAAAACAAATTTTTTCTTTGGGATGCCGTAATGCTTATGCCAGGAATAAAAATTTTTATGATCTGCAAATGGTGATTTATCCGATACCCAAAATTGATGGAATATTTGAGAAAAGCTTTCCGGTGTTGGGGTGCCACTTAAATAAATTACCGGCTTACCTTTGCATAATTCCTTTAATGCTTTTGTCCTTTCGGAAGGTATTGGGTATTGGCCCAATGAATGAGCTTCATCAATAATAACAAGATCATAAATATTCTCGCATTTATGTACGCTTTCAAAATTAATAATATCTAATTTATATACATAACCGGACATTTTAAAATCATCCTTGATGCTTGAGATGGCTTTTTTCTTTGTAACAAATAAGACATGCTCAACACTTAATTTGTTTGCTAATAGTAAACTTGTTAATGTCTTGCCGGTCCTTACTTGCATGGCAAGATATACCAAACCAAATTCATTAATCACCTCAAGGCCCCTATTGGCTATGTCGATTTGGTAATCTCGGAGTTGCATATTGCTTTAAATATTTGATAAGCTACTTGAGGCACTATTGCGTTTCCGTAGCCGTGTATTTGTTTTCTAACCATTTTATAGGATATCCCATCATCCACGCATAAAATTGGGGGTTCAGTTTTCCAAGCACCACCCCGCATAATTTGTATAGGTGTTCCGGTAGGCTGCCAGCTGAACGATGATGCCTCCTCGCGTACATAGGAAAAGAAAGACTCGCTCGGTAACAATCGGATGCTGTCGGAGTAAGCAACCAAATACAACCTGGCGCGGTGATGGGGCGCACCAACTTCTGACGCACGACAAACTCTCCATTCTGCATTATACCCCATTGCGGATAATTCGGTGAGTATTTTTGTAAAGTCTCTCCCTCCGTTAGTTTTAAGAATATTTGCCACATTTTCGAAAAGAATATATCTTGGTTTAATTTCTTTGATTGCTCGGCACATTTCATAAAAGAGACTTGTTCGGCTACCTTGTAACCCTTGTTGACCTTCACCATCTTGTTTTGCAATGCTTGCATCTTGACATGGGAATCCACCACTAATGATGTCAATTTTTCCTCGGTGAATATTGAAATTTGTTTTTGTAATATCTCCATATGATAATGAATTATTAAAATTTTTATTTAAAATTATTCTTTTTTCTTCATCGAATTCGCAATGAAATACATTATCCCATCCCATCCATTCGGCCGCAAGATCAAATCCTCCTATGCCGCTAAATAAACTCCCATGTGTCATGTTAAATTAATTTGTGCCGTCCTGTAATGGTGTATCGTTTGTATCATCGATACGGCGATAACCCTCTTGCCATAAAATCTTTGTGTATGCTATGGATTTTTTAATGACTGTCTCCTCCGAATCTTTGGCATCCAATAGGTGTCCGAGTTCATGGAGCAAAATTTCCAAATGCTTTTTTCCGCGCAAACGCGGATCTAAATATATAATCCCATCGCTCTCCGCAATTCCGTGAGCTTGTTCCCTTCCTAATTTTTTATAAATTATCTTTATTTTCACTTCGAGTCTTAATTATTTTTTTGAGATAAATAGCCAAATCCAATGCTTCCTCATATGCATGTTGCAACCATTGCTCCTCACTTAAATCCTTCCTATCCATTGTGGTGCCATATTCAGCCTTACCCTTTTCCTCTCTAAATAATAAATCATCAATGATATCATATAAAAGTTTACTCATTATTTATCCGTTTTATTATGATGCTTGCCGCATGTTCTACATCTAAAAATTAATTTAACAACTCCGCTTGCTAATGCTCTTCGGTCCTTGATTACTAGGTCATCGCTGCCACACTCCGGACAACTGCCTTTGTGATGGCCAAATATTACTCCGTAATGTGTTTTGGGTGCGATATGGTTTGATAGTTTCTTATGGACCTTCTCAAGCAATACAACATCCATCTTGCAATATTTAACCATCTTATCCATTGCAATTTGATCCTTTTTTAAAACGATGTTTTTCCACAAATCAAAATCCGTTTTAATCTTTGATCCGATGCCTAAATATCCGGCAATGTAATTAAGCTTATTGCTATTGAATTTAAATTTTGACCTTGATACTTTTAAGGTGTCAATGGTTTGGTATGTTGGGAACATATCGATGCCGTAAAACAAACATCTTGTCCGCACCCAAGACAAATCAAACTTATCACCATTATGACCAACCAACTCATCCGCTTCATTTACTATCTTAATAAAATCTTGAAGCATCTTTTTATCGCTTTGCTTTGCATCCCAGGTGAGCGCGTGAGTCTCTTTGTCATCTTCCCATTTATAACATATGCAAATAATGGCACGCTCGGTGATAATATTCTGCGGCCCAATGTTTAACTTAAACCCACTCTGCCAAAAAAAACCAATGTTAGGACTTGTCTCGATGTCGAAATACAATCTCTTCCTTTTGGTTCTCGTTATCATGATATGGGTTTAAGTGTAAAACTACTATTTTTTATGAGATAACTGATAACTAAATTCTCTCGGCTTATCATTCTCATGCTCCGCGTTCCATAACTGTTGGACCGCTTGGAACAATGACCAATCATCCGAGGTGTCATCTTTGGTCACCATCTGCCACCCAGGACCTTGGATGACTCCATTCTTACCATAGGTGCGAGTCTTGGCATTAAGCCATAAGATAGCCACGCCATCAATGTCCGGCATGTTATCGGATTGCTTTACTGAATGATTATATAATTCCTTATAGGCTGCCAATTGCAGCCAATAGCTATTATATATCCCGTTGCTTGTCTTAATGTCTAAAACATAATTTTTGCCATCAATGGTGCAAATACGATCAAGTGTACCGGCGAACTTTAAATGATTGCTTACAAAGGTTTGCTCAATCATTGCATGTACCGGCTTATGGTTTACACTAAATTCAACATATCGCTCAAACATATTCCACTCCTCCAAAGAATACTTCGGGCGGTTGTTATCATCTAATAAGGTACACTCCATCCCGTGATCATAATCTTCGGTTAATTGGTGTACGGTAGATCCCCGGCGCCCGGCGTTATCTCTTATCTCATCTGCCTTTGAGCCAACCTCCTTCATCCATTGGATAAGGGCAAATGGCTTTGGATAAGCTTCAAGTAAAGTGGTGGCACTTGGGAAATAATTCCCATCTTCATCATGGTAAAATCTGCCATCGACAAAAGTTAATTGATTGGTTTTGGTTTTTACTAGCATGTGTATTCTTTAATGGTTTCGGTAATTACTTTGTCTCCGTTATTGGCAATGACTGCGGTTGCAATTTGCTCAATCTCTTCAAGGGTTTCGGCCCCTGTAATAAACTTATTATCGACATATAAGAAATATCTCTCAAAATTGTCGATGATGTTAATCTCTTTGGTAATTTTAATTTTCGGCATGTTTTTAATTTTAAATTATAAAAAGTGCCTTTTTGTACGGAAGGCTAACCGCTAACCAAAACCAACTAAAAAGGTGACTCCTCATCCAATACCAAATCATTATCATTATGCTTGGCAAAAATCTTTAAAGCAGTTTGCTCAAGGAACTCCATCATTGCAGAATCATCCCATTGCTCCTTACCTTTAACTTTAATCTTCTCCATTTGTGGTAAGCCATTAGGCGCATCCTTTGTGTAAGCCGGCGCAATCTTTGTATCATCTTGATACATTGTTATGCCGGTAACTGTTTTGCTTACATCGTTTTTGTCCTTCATGGCCCAAGGCATAAATCTTAAAGGTTCCTCAATGTTAATGTTTGGCAAAGCTTTTAAAAAGCTTGATGCATATCGACTTGAGTACGGCATTGATACAATATATGTATCTTCGCCATCCTTAAATGTCAATTGCCATTGCTTGCCATAGTCATTTTCACGAGTGTTAATGTTTGTAATTAACCCCGTTAAGTCTTTAAAGCGCTCTTCAAAAACAAGTTTACCGGTTTTTGTTACTCGTTCGGTTGTACGATCATTCGCCGTTTTGAATTGGCGTACTAGGTTTCCATCGGAAACGGAGAGGTAAGTTAAATTTGAACCTCCTAAATTTGATAAAGCCATGATTTAAAAATCGTTTGTTTTATAACGACATCACAATAATAATCTTTTTTAATTGAATAAAAAAACTTTTTTATTAATTTTTTTTAAATTACATTTGAGGCATAAACGAAATACCTCCGCTAATTAACAATAATTAATAATCGTAGTGGGTTATCCTGGATGGGAGCGGGGGTGTTTTTTTATAAGGTTTGACCATTTAAAACTATTGGATAAAATCGGTAGTGTCCTTAAAAATGGTATCTTAAAACCAATAACATGAAAATTTTATTTATCATTGCATTCCTAATATTGGTCTGCATATTAATCAACCTAGAAGAAAACTATGAAAAAAGAAACACGAGGGCGTAAGCCACTCCCCGAAAAGGAAAAGAAAAAAGCTTTGACCATAATGGTAAAAAGCAAATTTTTAAACGAAGCAAAAAAAGAACTTAAAGAAATTGAGAGAATCTATTCTGCAAAGCAAAGTCATCCGGCACTTTGAGTTGATCGGTTGGTATGTCGTAAAGATAATACAATGCAATAAAAATGGCATGCCCGACCTAATGATCCTCAAGGATGGTAAGACTTTCTTTATAGAATGCAAGGCCGAGAAAGGCCGGCTTTCGGAATTACAAAAGTATAGACATGAACAACTTGAAGAGCAAGGATTTCGTGTTTACACTATTTACAAAATGGATGAGATTAAATTTATAACCAAATGATTAAAGCAGCCAACTACTATGCAAATCAAGGTTTCTCCGTTATCCCAATAGGCGATAATAAGAGAGCAATTTTCCCTTGGACCGAGTTCCAATCCAAAATAATGGATGCGGCAACAATGAAGGCCCAATTTTCTAACACCAGGTCAAACAACATTGCCATCATCGGTGGCGCAGTCTCCGGAGGATTAGAGATAATTGATGTTGACTTAAAGTATGATGTAAGCGGTACATTATGGGAGCGCCTTAAATTGGAACTTGGAGACTTAATGGAGCTTTTATATGTGGTGCGCACCAAATCCGGTGGCTATCATTTATATTACAGGTCCGAAGAGATTGAAGGCAATCAAAAGCTTGCCATGCGCCATGCAACAAAAGAGGAACTTAAAGAGACACCACACGCAAAAGAGATAGTGTTAATAGAGACACGCGGTGAGGGAGGATATGTGCTTGCACCTCCATCCGAAGGGTACACCAAAGAAAAGGACTTTGTAATAAATGTTATAACATTAGAGCAAAGGGAATCCATCCTATCAATATGCAGATCATTCAATGAAGTAGTTAAAGAGGTGCGCCAACAAGTTATAACTGAAACTGATAACTTTCAACTAACACCTTGGGATGATTATAATAATAAGTGCGATGTAGTGGCATTACTTGAAAAGCACGGTTGGACTTGGATTGAGCGTAAAGGTGAGCGTGATTACTTAAAGCGCCCAGGCAAAACCGATTCGCATATCTCGGCCGATTATCATCAAGGCCTTGGACTGTTTAAAGTATTCTCAACATCAACCGAGTTTGAGACAGGCAAAGGATACAAGCCGTTCGCTATTTATACTATCTTGGAACATGGTTCAAACTTCTCTAATGCTGCAAAGCAATTGTCTCAAGATGGATTTGGTGAGCAAAAGAATCGTATCTCATCAAATATTAAAAGAGACTTCCTTAAGAAAAAAGAGGAAGGGCTTGATAATAAAAATATTGCCGCCTACCTTTCACAAAAGCATAACCTAGATGTAACCAAAACCGAGGACCTAATAAAAGATATTGAGAGCGGTAACGGAGAGAGCATCCTTACATTTTGGAATGTAAATGATAAAGGTATTGTCACCATTGATCGGTCCAAGTTCCTTTCCTTTCTATCAAGCAATGGAGGGTTTTACATTTATTATTATGACAATAAGCTTAATTATAAATTGGTCCGCGTTGAAGATGGCTTTGTATCGGAGACAAACATGGAGCAAATTAAAAAATTCCTTAACTCATATATTGACTCACTACCATCCAACTTTGATGGCACCAACCCATCCAAGCTCCGCGAGATAATATATAAGGGAGCCGATGCATATTTTAATAAAGGGTTGTTTGAGTTTATGCAGAATATTAAACTTAACTTCCTTAAGCACACCAAGACCGCTGCATATTATCCTTTTAAAAATGGAGTGGTCCGCATCACTAAAAATAAAAAGGAACTAATTAAGTACGGGGATTTGGGCGTACATGTTTGGAAGGATCAAGTAATTGATTTTAATATTGACATTGAACAAGATATCGACTTTGAATATGTGCAATACACTAAATTTATTGATAAGGTTTGTAATGGTGACACCGAGCGCATAGCTTATGCCATTAGTTTAATTGGTTACTTACTCCATACTTACAAGGATCCGACCAAATCATTTGCCGTGATACTTGCAGAAGAGACCGAAGATGAGGCCCAAGGTGGTGGCGCCGGTAAAGGTATTTTCTTTAAGGCTATTGGTAAATTAATTAACCTGGTGTCAATTGATGGTAAGAACTTTAAGCTTGATAAGTCATTTGCATTTCAACGCGTTGAGTTATCCACTCAATTAATTATCATTGAGGATTGCCGTAAGAATTTAGACTTTGAGGGATTTTATTCCAAGATTACCGAAGGGGTGACAGTTGAAAAGAAAAACAAAGATGAGCTTTACATCGATTACAATAATGCTCCCAAGTTTGGATTTACTACTAATTACACGATCAATTATAGTGGTGGTCACGGCAAGAGAAGAGTAAAAGTGATTGAGTTCGGTTCGTTCTTTAACCATAAGAATTCACCACTTGATTTCTTTGGCAATACTTTGTTTAATGATTGGGATCAAGATGAATGGAATCGCTTCTATAATTTTATGATTGAATCAGTTCAAATATATCTTGAGAGCGGTATTCCTGTTATCGAGAATAGCGACTCAATCAATCGTAAGAATGTAAAACTTAATTTTGGTGAGGACTTTCTGGCTTATTATGATGATATTGTTCGTGACAAATGGTTTGAGTTTGGCTCGGAATATATATCATTTTGTAATATTAATGACTTTGATAAAAAGGATTACTCACAAATAAGGTTTAAAAAAGGACTTCATATGTCCTCGGATATCTTTGGAATCAAATTAGAAACCCGCCGAAATAGGCAAAACAATAACAAACATGAGTTTAAAATCTTATCTTGATCCGGTAAAAGCATTTGACAAATGGATAATTGCTAATCCAAAAGGCGGTATATTTGTGTGGAAAGGCATCAAATTGGAGGTAAAACCTAAAAATGTACTCGGTTGTACTTGATTTGTACTCGATTTGAGCTATGTTTTAATACACATAACTGATTGATAATTAACTAATTAAAAAAAATGTACTCGATGTACTCGCTTTTATTAAATATTTCCTTGACCTCTTCTTTTTTTTTATTTTTTATTATAATAGTCCAATTTATTATAGGTAAATCGAGTACACGAGTACAAAACACTCACAACTAATTAATAGTCAATATGTTAAGCAAAAAAAAACCGAGTACATGTAATGAAATCATTGAATATGTGTATTTGAATCCACAAATTGACCAATTGATTAAATCAGTACGGCCTAGCGATTTACAAGATGATTTGAGACAGGAACTAGCACTTGCCTTGTTGAGCATCCATTGCGATAAGATAACCGAAATTTGGGCCTCTAATGGCTTAATAGGATTCTCAATTAAGATTATTACTAATATGGCATTTAGCTCAACATCCCAATTCTATAAAAAGTTTCGTAAGAATGATTATGATAAAGCTATTAACTATTTAAAATCTCAACTTAAATTACCCGAATTAAATCCTAAATTTGCAAAGGTTGCTAATGCTCGCCTGGTAGCAAAGTTTGCCGAGGATGAGATGCAAGCTCATGAAGCAATACTTTTTAACAAATATGTTGAAGTAAGATCATGTAAAAAAGTAGCGGACCATTATAACATACCGGAGAAACATGTAAAGGATATAATTAGGAAAACAAAACTTGAGTTAAAAAATCTTTGCTTAAATAAAATATTTTAATATGAAAACAGCAATGCAAGAGTTAAAAGATAAAATTCAAACTGCAATAGGAGATTTTAATGGTCAACTAACAAACTATAATGCAGGTTGGAAGCAATGTCTTATTACTATTCAAAATCAAATTGATGATGAATTACTTGAAAAAGAAAAAGAGCAGATAATGAATGCTTATTGTGATGGTGCTAAAGGTGGAGCAAATGGAAATAAAGGTCAACACGACTTTGGGTGGGTATCTAGATATACAAGAAAAAAATACTACAACCAAAAGTATAACCAAAAGCAAAACATCATTGACATTATTAAAGCTGATGAAGATGATGATTTATACAACCAAATTAATTAATATGATTACAGTACTTGCAGCGTTTTTCTTTGCTTATTATTTTGTTAATGTGGCAAAAATACCTTACATTATAAAAAAGATATGGGGCATCCCATTTGAAAAAAGGATGAAGCCATTTGATTGTGCGACATGCTTAAGTGTGTGGTGTGCGGTGATACTATTTTTTTTACCAATCTATGTTAGTACCTTTATTGCAATAATATTTGGAGCCGGGTTCCTAGGACAAAAAATTAAATGATATGACACCAAAAGAAAAGGCAAAAGAATTAAAAGAGTTATTTACATTTAATTGTAGAGAGTGTGATAATTCTAAAATATCAGCATTAATAGCAGTAAATGAGATATTAGAATCATTAGGATATAAAAAATTAAGTGATTCACCATACACAACATTAGAAGCAAGGCAATATTATGTGCAAGTAAAACAAGAGATAGAAAAATTATAATATGACACCAAAAGAAAAAGCATTAGAATTATTTGATAAATATTGGACACTTATAGCTTATAAAATAGAAGGAAGCGTTGGTCGTTTAGTAATTAAACAATGTGCATTAATAGCAGTAAATGAGATATTAGATTCAAATCCAAATTATCCTAAATTTAAAGAAAACGAAGGAACACCAATTAGATATTGGGAAGTTGTTAAACAAGAGATAGAAAAATTATAATATGCTACCAATAAAGATTCCAATCATATGTCATGATGATGTATCAAAGCAGATGAAGGACATGGGCATTGAAACGGACTTTGCAGAATTGAAGCGGACATACTTTGTAATATTTTATATTGACTACATGGCGCAGTTGTTTAAGAATGGTATTGAATACACGGAGGTTGTTGTTGATAATAACAGTTATGTAAGTGACATGAAGATTGATGATATACTTAATTTAATAAAGCAATAATGAACGACAAGATTATCCAGGTGCTAGGAGTTACACAAAAGCAAAGCGGATGCGGATGGCACCGAGTATTGTTGCCGTTGGCATTTATGCCGGACTCATATAATCATATTTGCAATACACCAACGGAAGAGATATTAAACGAAAGGAACTTTGAGATTTTATTGTATAATCGATTCTCTCAATTTGACAATGATTGGCATGAGACAAAGAAACATTTTAAAGTAGTGATTGATCTCGATGATGATTGGGAGTTGCCGTATAGTCATCCTTTACACCAATTCTATGAGCCACAAAAGAAAAGGGTAATAAACAATATCTTTAACGCGGACCTTGTAACATGTACCAATGAGCGCATTGCGGAGAAGGTAAGTAAGTATAATAAAAATGTAAAGATATTCCCAAACTGCATTCCATTAGGTGAGCAACAATATACCGACTTGAGACATGAGTCGGATAAGGTGCGCATCTTTTGGGCCGGAGGATCAACGCATATGAATGACATTGCAATACTTAAAAACCCGATAAAGAGATTTAATGCATTGCCAGGGATTGAGATGGTATTGGGCGGTTACACCGATACCGATCCGGTGAGTAAAGATTATTGGGATAAAGTGTTCAGTATGTTTAGCAATGGGGGAAAGTTAGCTAATAGAAAACTTTCAAGCGAGTTGCCAAATAATTACATGACTCACTTTGAGCATGCCGACATTATGGTGATACCATTGGAGGACTCGCAATGGCATGCGTGCAAATCTAATCTTAAGATACTTGAAGCTGCAAGCAAAAGGATTGCATGTGTGGTGAGTGATGTTGAGCCATACAACAAGGATAAGGATGCACCGGTGTTATGGGTAAAGAATCAAAGTGATTGGTTTAAGCATATATCTTATTTAGTAAACAACCCCACCGAAAGGGTAAAAATGGGAAACGATTTATATGAGTGGGCAAAAGAAAAATACAACTACGAAAAAATTGGTGCCGAGCGTAGAGAAGCATTTGGAAATCTTATTGAGGCATAAGCACCATTATGATCTATTTATCCGGAGTGGAGAGGTAGTAAACTTTCACGCAGATGTACAGGATGAGTTATTGAGCGTGATTAAGTTAAAGATACCACACTATGATTACAATCGTAGGTGTGATGCATGCGTATGTGAATTTTTAGTGTTAACATATAAACAATTTAAAGATGAGTTACATCCATCCAACGGCGTTGATCGGGCCTAATGTAAGTATAGGCGAGAACTGTTATATTGGTCCTTATTGTATTATCGGTTACACGGCCGAGCATAAAGAGTTTTGGAATCGGGAGCCTGGGAGTGTCTCCATTGGTGACAATGTAGTATTAACCGGACATGTTACTATTGATGCAAGTACAGGAGATCAACCGACATTTATTGGTGATGATGTGTGGATGCTTAAGCATAGCCATGTCGGTCATGATTGCTTTATTCATAGCAAGGTGACCATCTCATGCGGTGTAAAGGTTGGAGGACATACCATTGTGAGGTACAAATGTAATCTTGGACTTAATGCGGTAATCCATCAAAAGCAAGACATTGCCATCGGGTGCATGATTGGGATGGGTGCGGTGGTAACAAAGAAACTAATCACCGAAGCTTTCAAAAAGTATGCGGGCAATCCGGCAAAAGAGATAGGGGATAATGCTATTTATCGAAATCCATAATTAGAAATATAGTTCTTATCTGCATGAATTTTACAAAATATTCATGCAATAGTTTACAAATTGGAAACTTATTTCTAGTTTTTGGTGCGTAAAAGTTGACATATTCGGAAGTGAAACTCGGACAATATCCGAATTAGTGTCACCAATTTATATAAATATGTGACAAAGTGAGGGGCAATTCGGTTATATGTTGTAACATATATAAAGTAAAATTTGTTACAAATGGGTGCAAATGAATATAAATGGGCGCAAAGTAGTAATAATACTACCCTATTATCAAAAAATGTAAACTATGCAAGTTTTGATAATGTTCATTTATTTCGGTTGTTCACGAATCGTGAACTGATAAAATAAGTGAACAGGGGTTTGTTCCAATTTGGAACAGTCCGATATTTCCGGATAGTTAAAAGTAAAGCTATTATTTTACTTAATAGGTAGTAAAGTAAAACAATAACTTTACTATTTTACTTTACTCAATAGAGTGAGTAATTTTACTCAATGAGCCGGTAATGATTGATAATCGGCTCAAGCTTGATTGATAAATGCACATCATAAAGTGCATTATATGACACATATTGCCACCATTAGTGTCATTAATGACCACTTATGATGGATGTTCCCGACATCAATATCGGAGACATATAGATGCAATTGCGTATATTTGCAGATAACTGCGGATCAAAATAATAAAATGTTGTTGTATGAAAATACTAATATGTGGCTTAACTTATGGCAATAGGCCAAAGGATGTCATTGAATCCAATTTAAAGCGTGCGGGATGCGATTACAAGTACCTTGAGGTAAATAGAGAAGGTATTGCCAACGCGCTAAATGATGGCCTAGATATCGCTATAATTGACAACTACGACTATATTGCTTACCTTTCCAATGATATCATTGAGCCGGACAATTGGTTGGCAAAGAAACTTGAAGCCATCCAAACTTACCCATTTGCCGGAATAGTGGCCTCAAGCCTGGGAGAAGCAAAAAAAGGAATTAGGAGTGAGCATATCATATCCAATTGGTTGGTTGACATAAAGCTTGTTAATGAGATTGGTTACTTTAATGAGGCGATGTTCCCTTATGGGCCAATTGATTTGGATTACTGCGAGCGATCCCACATAGCGAATTTTAATACTTACTATGTAATGGATTGCATGGCC